AAGCCTCAGTCAATATTCCCTCGGTACATCGTGATAAGGCTGCACAGTGGAAGGCACTACTGGTTGGACTTAAGGGTCAAACTGGTACATTCCTCTTAGGTGATCCTGACTATGCTACACCACAGGGTACAGTTAGCTTATGTACACTCACAGGTAGTGCTGGGGATGAAACTGTTACTGTCGTTATGACTGGTACATTACTAGCGGGTGACTACATTCAGCTTGGGTCAGGATCAGCAGCTAAACTCCATCAGGTACTCTTAGATCAAGACGGAGATGGTAGCTTAGAGATATGGCCAGCGTTACGCTCTGACTATACGAGTGAGACAGTTATCTTTAATGCACCAAAGGGTGTCTTTAGACTAGCAACAAACATATCCTCATGGTCAATCAATAATGCGTCAACATATGGAATATCGTTTGAGGCTGTTGAGGCCCTCGTGTAATAAGGAAATACCATGTCAAGAGACCTAACCCCGACTACAGTAACTTCAATAGAACAACCTGAAGTATTTCCGTTCTTTGCTGTTGACCTCCTGTTTGATGGTAATCCTGTGTACACTTGGACTGGTGTAGGAACTCTCACTATAGGTGGGAAGGATTACGTTGGTGCAGGACAACTCTTAAACATCTCAAGCATAGAAGAAACGCAAGAGATGGCTGTTAAGGGAGCAACAATAACCCTAACTGGTATCCCCTCAAACTTAATCAGTTTAGCCCTCACGCAACCTTATCAGGGTCGTGTGTGTAATATCTATTTCGGGGTCATGGGTGAGAAGGTATTCAATCAGGTCTTCTCAGGTTACATGGATCAGATGAACATTGCAGAAGCTGGAGATACAGCTACTATCGAGATGACTGTTGAGAACAAACTTATTGACCTTGAGAGAGCTAGAGTAGCTCGTTTTACCTCTGGTTATCAGAAGTCAGTTTACCCCGGTGATCTTGGGTGTGACTTTATTGAAGACCTACAGGACAAGAAGATTTCTTGGGGTCGGGCAGAAAGTAATGGTTAAGTATCAACAAGAGTTTCTAAACCTTGTGGAAGATGAAGTTGCCCCCTTAGCTATACTTGAGTGGGACGAGTCAGGTCATCCTACACAAGAACTTCATATAAACTGGGATGAATACTTTCGTTTAGAGGAAGCTGGACATCTTAAGTTCTTCACTGCTAGAAAAGATGGACTATTGATTGGGTACTTTGTAGTTCTTGTCGTAGCGCCTTTGACATCTAAGTTTGATCCTATGGGTGTGTACGATGCAGTGTATGTCCATAAAGACTACAGAAAGTCTACAGTTGGTAAACGACTGTTTAAGTTTGTAGAGACTTGCATGAAAGAAGATGGAATCTATAGAGTTCTCGCGTCTTCATCTGCAAAGAACCCCATTGGAAACTTTCTTACTCGCATGGGATACCATGAGATAGAAACCAAATACGAGAAGGTATTATAATATGGTTGTCTTTACTGCTGTTGCAGTCGGCACGTTAACCGCATTTGGGGTCTCTGCCGCAACTATTGCTGGTATGAGTGCTTTGACACTTATTGCCATTGGTGTTGCCACACAAGTAGTCCTTGGTGCAGCCATGAGGGCACTTATGCCTAAGCCTTCCATTGGTGGAGCTAACCGTGGCTATCAAACTACAGCTATTGGCACTGCATTAGACCATCAGATTATCTATGGTAAGGTTCGTGTTGGTGGCGCTCGTATATACGATGAAGCCACAGGTCAGAACAACAAGTACCTACATCGTATTGTTGCTGTCGCTGGACATGAGATACAATCCTTTGATGAAATCTATATTAACGATGAGGTTGTAACACTAGACGGTAGCGGAAATGTTACCTCCCCAAGTAAGTACAACGGTAAAGTCCGTATCAAGTTACACTTGGGTTCACCAAATCAAACTGCTGATACCTTCCTTGTAAGTGAGTCTGCCCACTGGACTACTGAACACAGGCTCCGTGGTATTGCTTATATGTATATACGGTTAGCCTTTGATGCTGATGTATTCCCCAATGGTATCCCTGAGATCACAGCTACCATCAGTGGTAAGAAAGTCTATGACCCTCATACATCAACGACAGCATGGTCAGATAACCCAGCTTTATGCTTGAGGGATTACCTTACATCTTCTTATGGTATATCTGAGGCTACTGCTAACATTGACGACACTCTTGTTACTGCTGCTGCTAACGTATGTGACCAGACTGACACAATCGCTGGTACAACACGTTACACTTGTAATGGTGCTTTCACTACAGCCTCTACTCCTTACGACATGATTAACGGTATCCTAACGTCTATGGACGGTAGCTTATGGTATGCTCAGGGTAAGTGGCGTATGAAACCGGCCTACTGGACTGCACCTGTGCTAGACCTCAACGAAGATGACTTGCGCTCTAGTATGAGTGTATCCACACGTCATTCCCGTAGGGATAACTTCAATACTGTCAAAGGTACATTCCGTGGTGAAGAGAGCAACTGGCAGACTACAGACTACCCACAAGTAACTAATGCAGCATTTGTTGCCGCTGATGGTGGACAGGAGTCCGTAGCTGATGTTGATCTACCATTTACAGATAACTCTATTGAGGCTAGACGCATTGCTAGAATTTCGCTGGAGCGTAATAGACAGCAGCTTACTGTTAGTGCTTCCTTTGGGTTAAAGACACTTCAAGTACAAGTTGGTGATAACATCCGCTTGACTAACTCCCGCTTTGGTTGGGGTAACAAAGAGTTTGAAGTTATCGCTTGGAACTTTGGTCTTACTGATGGCCTTGACCTACAGACACAGATGACCTTACGGGAAACTGCTGAATCTGTATATGATGAAGTTGATGATGGTGTCGTCTACGAGAGAGATAACACAACTCTCCTGTCACCCTTTAGTGTTCCCTCTGTCGGACTGTCTGTGTTAGCTGAGGCTAAGGTTAGCAACCAAAAAGTATCTAATATAGCTGTAGCTACAGTTACATCAAGTCGCCCAGAAGGTATTGACTATGTAGAAGTAGAGTACAAGCTGTCAACTGAATCAACCTACTCCTCTTTTGGTCAGGGACCACTGGGTGAGTTTAAGGTAAGAGACTTACAAGTTGCTGACTATGACTTTAGAGCTAGGGCTATAAACACCTTTGGAATCAAGGGTGATTTTGAATATCTGCTTGATGTGGAAATTAACGCCTTTATTGGTGATCCCTCTGATGTATCTTCGTTAACGGCAGAATTGTCAGGTGGCACATTATTTCTATCGTGGCCCCCTGTCCCTGATGCTGATTTAAGTCACTACGAGGTCAAGCATAACTCAAATACTACAGGTGCAACTTGGAGCAACTCCACTACAATCGTTGAAAAGATTGCTAGGCCGGGTACATCAACTACAGTTCCAGCTAGGTCTGGTACATTCTTAATTAGAGCCTACGATAAGGAAGATAACTTTAGTGAGAATGTAACCTCAACCATAGTCCTTCCCTCTGAGTTACCTGAGTTGGGTCAAACTGACACTCAGACTGAAGACCCAACCTTTTCTGGCGCTAAGACGAATACTGTCGTAATATCTAGCAACCTTGAGATTGACCAGACCTCCGCTGCTAATCCGACAGGTGAATACCTGTTTAGTAACTACATAGACACAGGATCGTCTCGTAACGCTCGTATCACGGGCATACGCACATTTACCCGTGGCTATGACAATGGTACGTTACTGTGGGATAACATTCCTCAGAACTTTGATACTTGGCCCGGTAACTTTGACACTTGGACGGATGAAACCGCTGAATTTGGTGATGTATCTATTGCAGTTTATGTGTCATCAACTCCAGATGATCCTGCTGGGTCTCCAACTTGGAGTAGCTATGTTCCTGCCAATGGAGCTGTTGTAATTGGCAGAGCCTTCCGTTTTAAGGCTATCTTAAATAGTACAAACACAAACTTTACTCCAGTTGTATCTGCACTCAGTGCCACAGTTGAATATTAAAGGATAATACTAATGACCGCACGAGTAATTAACATACCAAACGCAACGGCGTCAGTTACTAGAACCAACATAAACGATGCTTTAGCAGCACTTGGAAGCACTAATAGTGGGGCGACTGAACCACCGGGCAGTCTGAACAATATGCTTTGGTACGACACCGCTACCCACATTCTCAAGTTAAAAGCGGAAGTTGGGTCTGACTGGATTAGCATTGGCTACTTCGATCAATCAACAGACACTTTTCGTATTTTTGACGATACTCAGTTGGTTGATGCAAGCGGCACCGCGACAGACGGAGTGTTAGGGGATCAAACAACAGCTACTTGGCAAGCTGGTACGGGGACTACTGAAAGTCTCGTGTCGCCATCTAAGGTTAAGGCTGCTATAGTTGCTAACGTTCCTGAGCCTATTGGTGTGGGTCAGACGTGGCAAGACATGTCTGGTTCAAGGTCTGTGGGTACTTCTTACCAGAACACAACAGGAAGGCCCATTATGGTTTCTATTTGCACGAACGCTGTAAGTAGAACTAACTTTCAGGTATCCACTAATAACTCTACATGGGTTACTGTAGGCGCATTGGCTGGCTATGGTAATATTGGAGACGAAAAGTCTTCGCAAATCATTGTTCCTGACAATCACTATTACAAAGCTACAGGTGGTTCCCTCCGCATTTGGGCTGAGTTAAGGTAATACTAATATGACACCTATATCCTTGACACCAGCCATATTAAACCAGAATAAGGAATAGCTAATGCCCTACAAACTTGGAACACGCAGCCTACAGAACTTGTCAGGCGTTAACCCTGATATGGTCGCTGTAGTTAAGAGAGCAA